TTGTACCGCCTGAGCCATCATCTGAAAAGAAAGAAAGGTCAGCGTTGTCAGCGCTTTGTATAAATCTAAAATTACCAGTGTAGTTAATAAACGTACCTTCACTACCAGTATGATATATTTGAGCGTCAGTACCTGTTCCTAGTTGTAATCCAACAGAATCTAAGAGCGATATAGGTTTAGTATATATTGTTTTTTCAGAACCACCATCAACTCTAAAGTACTCTGATAAGCCTCCGCTACCATTGTCTGATTTAAACACTATATCTCCATCGTCAGCATCGTTGCTTATGATTAAATTACCCACAGCATTGTTTATAGTACTATCAGTACCGTCATGAAATATGTCTAAGTCTTCACCTGCTCCAAAAACAACCTTTACATTATCGCCAAACTGCATTTTTTTAGAAACAATAATTTCTTCAGTGCCGCCATCAACTCTAAAATATTCAGTTGTGCCACCACTACCATCGTCTGAACTGAATATTATATCACCATCATCAGTCTTGTTAGTTATAGCTAAGTTACCAACGTTGTTTTCAATATAACTATGACTTCCATTGTGATACAGTTGCAAGTCAAGACCTGAACCTAAAGCAGCTTTGACATTATCATCAAATCTTATAGTTTTAGAAGCTACACTATACCCTAGCCCTCCGTCTAGCCTAAAGTACTCAGTCGTGCCACCGCTACCATCATCGTTTTTAAATATTATATCTTTGTCATTTGCTTTTTGCTGTATGCTTAAATCACCAACATCACTGATAACAAAGTTAGTGCTACCGCTACTATAGATACGCATGTCGTTGTCAGACCCAAAAGCTAACTGTTTACTGTCTAGAAACTGAGTATAACCAGTGCTACCATCTAATCTAAAATATGTTTCAACTCCCCCAGAACCATCGTCAGACTGAAAGATTATATCTTTATCGTTGTTTTTTTGTCTTATGTATAAATCACCAGTACCAGTTTGGTCAATAAAACTATTACTACCATTGTGTAAAAATCTTAAATCAAGTCCAGCACCAATACAAAGGGTAGAGTTGTCTGGAAAAACAGTGAAAGGACTAGTATAACCACCATTTAATCTAAAGTATTCTGCTACACCACCCGAACCGTCGTCTGTTTGAAAAATTACATCAGCATCATCGGCGGTGTTTACTATTGTTAAGTCGCCTGAAGAGTTAGTAATAGTGCTACCATCTAAGTTTATGTTATCAACCTGTAGCGCAGTAAGAGTTCCAAGAGACGTTATATTAGGTTGAGCTGCTGTAGCTAGAGTACTATTAATAGGATGTGAAAAAGTAAAAGTATCAGAAGCTGCAGTCCACAGTATAGTGGCGTCGTTAGAAGCATCTACAGCGTCTTGAATAGTAATACCAGCACCATCAGCACTACTAGAAGAGTCGCTAGCACTATAATTTAACGTTATGTTTTTATCTTCAACGTTTAAGTTAGCTGTATTTATAGTTGTTGTTGTGCCACTTATAGTTAAATCGCCAGTTATTATTGCGTTACCAGAAACGTGTAGTTTTTCAGTTGGACTAGTAGTACCAATACCTACGTTACCTGGATTAGAAAAATAAGCATGCGTTGTACTACCATCTAATCTAAGGTATTCTGTTTCACCACCTGATCCATCATCACTTTGTAAAATTAAATCACCATCAGTAGTTGCAGCTTGAATTATAAGGTTGCCTGTAGTGTTTCGTATGTAAGAATTACTACCATCGTGATATAACCTTAAATCATACCCTGTCCCAAGCGCTAAAGTAGAGGAATCTGGAAATATAGTAAAAGGATCACTACCTAATGACCCATCTAAAAAGAAATATGTTTCATTACCACCCGAGCCGTCATCTGCTTGAAATATAATATCTTTATCATCGGCTTGATTTCTTATATAGAAATCACCTGTTTGATTACTTAGGTAAGTATGACTTCCGTTATGAAAAATTCTTAAGTCGTTAGCTGCTCCGAAAGTTGCTTCTTCGTTGTCAGCAAAATCTACAGCTAGTGTTAAAGTTGTACTACTATCACCAGAAGTGATTATACCATTACCGCCAGCTAAAATAAAGTCAGCGGCGCCTGATGTAAAGCTTACAGTGTTAGTGTCGTCAGGCCTAAATGATATACCTGTTATATCACCATCAGCTGGAACATCAGCTTTTACTATTTTGTTGTTTGAATCTAGACCTAAATTACCGCCACTAGCAATAGTGCCAGAGCTAACGTTTTCAAGAAAAACATCGTTTCTAAACCTAGATATAAAATGTTGTATGTACTGACCTAAATATTTCATTATACATTTAATAACACGTCAACTTCATCAGAACCACCAACAGTTATGTATAGTCCAAATTTATTATTGCTATTATTAAATGTTGGTAAATCTTCAGAGTCTAATACAATAGAAGAATTAAACGGCAAATTAACCGTTTTTAATATATGAAAAGTTTGATTTAAAGTTTGAGACTGCAAAAACAAAGACACTGTAGCGTCATTTGAAGCTCTAACATTACATATAACTACAGATAACAACTTGCTAACTCGATCTCCAGGCGCTAACAGCTCGACGTCTACACCTGTAGATCCAGTTATGTTGTGAAATCTAGTTAAAGCCATGTTTAGCTAAACACTTGGTATTCAACTACCATCTCTGTAGAAACACTAGGAGTGATACAAATATCGTCATCTACATCCCAAGGAAACCACATCCAGTCACCACCGTATAATCTACCTATTTCTTCAGTGTCTGTAGCAGAACCACCGCCAGCGCTTCCAATAGTAATATTGAAAAACTCAGTTGAGTCAGTTGAAGGGTTATTTATATATACGTAAGCATGTGTAGTAGAAACACTACCAGTTGTGATTAAATCTACTTGATTTGTACTAGTCAATCTTTTTGTAACAGATGTCATAGTATCTAAACCAGTTGTAGTACCTGCTTTGTATAATACGCCAGTGTTTGATACAGATATGTTGTTATCTGTAATGTCGCTAGCTAATGAAATTGTTGCGTTTACTGTTGCCATATCTTTATTTATTAAGCGTTAGTTAAAAAGTCTGTGTCTTCGTGGAACAAAGCGTATTCAACAGGTATGTCACCAGTTGAAGCCGTCCAGTTTGTAGCTGCTACTTTTATACTAGCGTTTGCATCTGTTTGACTCCAAGGAATAAACATCCAGTCTCCTGCGTAAAGCTTACCTACTGTTTGAGCGTTTATTGATATAGTCAAATAAAGCGAAGCATCTGTAGCTTTGTTTATAATATAAACTTTACCTGCTAAATTATCACCAGGGGTTCTGTTTGTAGTATCAGCTGATAGTAATGTTTTTTGTGTTGTTGCTCTTAAATGAACTCTATTTACTCCAGTTGTTTGATCTAAATCAGTTGTAGTACCTGCTTTCGTGCAAGTAGCCGTTTTAGAGACATTAACTGGATCACCAGCAATGTCTGCACTTGTTAATGTAATAGTTGCTGTTGTTGCCATTTTTATTTATTGTTTATAATTTATTAATCTACAAAAAGCATATATTCTAGTGTCATGTCATTAGCACTAGGATCTATCTTAATGTCGTTATCTGCATCGTGCGCTGACCAAGGTATCAAAGCCCAATCACCAGCATATAATCTTCCTATATCTTCTGAGTTTACTGTTATCAAAAAGTACTCTGCAGCCGTTGTAGAAATATTTTTTAAGTATAGCTTGTGAGCTTTATCTGCCGTGTAATCAGTACCGTCAAACAAAGTGTATTGAGCGTGACCACCTGATACTGTTTTTCTACTTAAGCCGGATGTGTTAGTAACACCAGTAGAATTACCAGCACCTGTAAGCGTAGCTGATGTAGTTAAAGCTAATTCATCAGATAATAAATCTGTACTAGCTAATATTATTGTTGCTGTTGTTGTTGCCATATCTTATTTAATCAAAGTCTATATATTCAATTGTTACTTCTTGTCCTTGCTCTATCGCTTTTGCAATAGAAGGATAAATTCTTTTATACGCGTTAACGCTTTTACCAATGAAACCATCAGGTAACAATTGGTTATTTTCTTGGCTATCGCCCACAAGCAAACACCCAGCAGTATGCTCGTCAGTGTTTCCAGTGTGTATAAGAATATACTCAAAGTTAGGAACATCAACGACATGCAACATGCCACGGTGTAAACCAGGATATTTTTTACTGTACTTTTCATGAAAGCCTCCTTCTTTACGTAGCTCAACTCTGTATACGCCTGCTGGCACACGAGTCTCACCTTTTACTTTTAGCACTCTAGCTTCATCTTCTAGCGTATAACAAAGAAAGTGATTACCTAAATCATTTTCTTCAAACAAAAGACCATGAGTTGAATCTTTTTGCGAACTAAATCGTAATACTTTTAACTTCATATTAGTACCCTGATGTTTGTGTATTTATTGTAGGTGTACTAGTATTTGGTGTAGTAGGCTGTTGCGTTGTAGGTTGAACTACAGATTGCTGCACTGCAGGTTGAACCACAGGTTGCTGCATAACTGTTGGCATACTAACATTTTGTTGGTTCATGTAAGCTTGAGCTGCTGCAGGTGTAACTACAAATTGTCCTTGAGCTAACTGTTGCGGTGTTAAGAAATTTATTATACCGCCAGCTAAAGAGCTTGTAATTTGTTCGTGGTTTTGTCCAGGCATATATCCAGTCACGCCATTATATACGTGAGTATGATAACCTGTTATGTTATACTGTGTTCCCCATATTAAAGCTTCTTCTATTGTAGAATATAAAGGAACTTGATCTATTATTGTTAATAAACTCATTTTAAAAGATTACATAGTTAATACCACACTTAAAATCATACCACTCCTTGTTCCAGTACTTGTTATACTTGCCTTCAACAAAGCATCCTAAGTTTTTATTTAGCTTATATCCGAATATCAAACCACCAGAATAATCGTACCATTGCTCGCCATCATTAAAGTTGTGATATGAAAACTCATTGCCGTTGTCATAATGGTAAGGCATAAGATTACCCCAGCTATGTAGCCAAAAGTTTTTCTTGTAGTGATAAAAGTCAAAACCTACAATAACAGAGTGTTGCCATTGATTTTGTAGTTCTTTACGCTTATCTTCTACAAAGTCTTTTAATATGCCGGGCATAACAACTTCGTTCCAAACTTCCGCGCTAGTAGCTACAATTTCTCCACTAGGATTACGATACTCAGACTCGTAAACATCAACGCTATAGCCTTCTTCGATAGCTAAACATGTATAATGTATTCTATTGTTGTCAAATGACCATTCTTCAAGCGGATCGTAACCATAAGGCTCAGCAAGTCTTTGTACAGCACCAAAGTTAAACGACAACTTACCTTTACCAACTCTAAGTCTTTGTGAAGACTCAAAGTATTCAATGTCTGCAAAACCATCTTTAATATATTCGGCTTTAGCTAGCCAATTATCTTTTACATAACGTAGAAAGTGTGTTTGATCAAAATACTCTATACCTTCTTGTCTTTTGTAATCTACTTCAAACAAATATTCAAAAGGCGATCTACCAACGCTAGCGGCGTCTGAAAACGATGTTTCTGTGCCATCTTTAAAAGGCGTTGATCCTTCGTAGCCAAATCTTTTTATTCTACGTATACCTATTGTTAATGAGTAATCGTACGGAGTAAATATAGTATCGTATACAAGCGCGCTGCCGTCTACAGAATATATTTCTTGATCTGATATTGATGTTCCACCGTTTGCTGCAACATAAAACGTAGAAAACTTAAACGCTTTTTTAATTTGTGCGTTAGCTGTAGTAGAAAATATAAATAAAAGTAATACTAATAACCTCATTGTACAATAAGCTTTGTTGTTATGTTTAAGTTGCCTCTAATTATTTTAACTAAATAAAAACCTCTATCTAGTTTTAGCTGTGTAGTGCTTTCAACTTCGTAAACAAGCTTGCCTTCTATGCTATACACTTGCACGTCAACTTCAGCATTAAAGTTTACTAAACCTGTAGAAGGATTAGGATAAGGTAAAACTCCTAGCCTATTAAAAGACTCTACGCTTGTAGGCCCAGTCCAACCGTCTTGACAGTAAGCGTATAAATCATCGCAAGCATAATCCCACTGGTCATCGCAACAGTAAGGATCTACTTCTATCACCCACTCAAAACAAGCATTAGGAACGTAGTATATATCACCAACGTAGCAATCAGCAGAATAATAGCAACTACTGTCTGGTACGTTAGCCTCTGCACTATAATTAATAGCGGTCGGATCAGTACAACCAGGCAGTGGATAAATACAAGAGCCATTATCAGTGTTTGCAACTTCGTTATAGTTTAATGCTGTACTGTCGGTACAACCGTTAATAGTTGGTATACAACCTCCATTATCAGTGTTACACGTGTCGCAGTAATTGAAAGCTGTAGGATCAATACATCCAAACACTATAGGTACACAACTACCGTCTTCTACGTTTGCGTTAGGGTTATAGTTAAACGCATCGTCGTCCATACAACCTAAAACAACTTCTATACAAGATCCTTCAAGCTCTACGTTAGCGTCAGGGTTATAGTTAAAGGCTGTAGAATCCATACAACCTAAAACGATTAGCGTTAGACAAGAACCGTCTTCAAAGTCAGCGTCTGCGTTATACTCGATGTAATTCGGATTTGTACAACCAGCCACGTAGTAGCAACTTCCGTCGTCTGTGTTAACACTATCATTGTAATTTAAAGCTGTTTGATCTATACAGCCGTAAGTTTTTTCTATACAGTTATTGCCACAATATGGCATACCGTATTGTATTTGAAATGGTGCAAGTGGACTAGCAAAGCCGCCTGGCTCATTTATTGTTATGTCTTCTTCAGAATATAAGCTATAACCGCACTGAACAGCGGTAAAGTCCGACTGTTGTGTTATGTTAAACTTAACGCCAACAGGTTCTGATATACTTAACTCAAAAGTAAATGTAGTGTCAAAGCCGTCTTCTAAAGTAAATATACCTAAGAAGTTATCGCCTTGAAATACTTGTAAGTAAGATCCAGCCCAACCGTTTCCAGCTAAGTCTGTTAGTGTTAAGTTGTACGTGCAGCTATCAGTTAAAACATCTGTATTAGCTAAACTGTCATAGTTAAAAGCCTCTACATCTGTACACCCGTATAGCTTTGGAGTGTAACACATACCCGTGTCTACTGTTGCTATTGGCAAAAACTCTACAAAGCTTTCGTCCATACAACCATATATCGGTGGCGGCGGAGCGCAGTCTTCTAACGTAAAGCCATGAAAAGCAGCATACCCAAAGTTAGCAGAGTCTGGTTGTACTATAGTGTCTCCACAGTGTACTACATAATACGAGCCATCCTGTCCGCCCCATAAACTACCTTGTACGCCATCGCCGTATTGATCAGCTATATTAAATATATATTCGCCGTTAGGTATACATAGCTGCGTTACTTGAGGTGAATAATCTACTATATCTACGTAAGGTCCACCTGAAATAATAGTGTCTTCTAACTCTGTAATAATAGCCCAAGAAGTTTCTTCTGGGTATTGATCAGGATTAATAATTATGTTTACGTATGTACCATTAGGACATTGAGCATTTGCAACGCAAGATATTACCATTGCAAAAAATAAAAATATATATAAGTATGCTATTTTTTTCATTAGTAATCTTTATATTTTCTTATTTCTTTTCTAGCTTCTTTAGTTAGCTTGCCTTCTTTTTTTAATTTTTTTCTAGCAGCTTTTTTAGCTTTACGCAACTCTTTATTACCTAACAAAGGCAAAGGACTTTTCATTTTAAATGCCATAATTAAAATTTACTAATTATAAGTTCTTCAATATATTCTTTAACTTCTTCTTTAGTTGCAACCATTTTGAAACTAAGATCTGCTTGAAATCTTTTAACCTCTTCTCCATCATCAAATATTACTATTGTTGGAACTATTGCGATCTTATATTCGCTTTGATTATCATCGTCTTCTATCAACAAACTTTTAGTATCGCAGTCTTTTATTTTAGAAAACCACTCAACGTTGTTAGCGTCGTTCCAGCCAGCGTTAAAGTGAACCGCTTCAATCTGGCAGTAAGCTGTGGTGCAAATCAAAAGCAGTATTGTGGTTATAAGCGCTTTCATTATCTTAACGCGTCAATTTTATCTTCCATGCGTATCATTCGCTCTTCTAGCTTTTTGACATCGTCTCTAGTTTCTATAATAGTATTACGTATGTTTTCGTCTTTCATGTTAAACTCCATACGAGTTATATCAGGCTTTGGAAGTTCTTTAGCTTCAGCAATATCAGCTTGTAAAACAAACCACATACTTATAATAGTTGCCATACCAAATCCTATACCTATTAGAGTCTGTATACTAACTTTAAAGCTAGTATTTTCATTTAATTCTTTAGCCATTATTTCTCACCACATTTTTTGCTAGGGTTACCAACCTGTCTCCAGTCTTGCTTTACCCATGTTCTTAAACTTCCGCCACTACTTGTGCCAGTAACATTACTCTTACTAGATCTTTTGTATTTACCAGCCTTACCTGCAGCTCGCTTTGCACGTATGACTGCCTGTCTTTCAGACTGGCTCATACTAGCAATTTTAGCTTTAGGCAGACACACTTTAGTAGTGCCTCCGCCTTTAGCTTTAGTTCGCTTTTTAAAAGGATTATTTGACTGTACAAAAGCCATGTTACTTCTTTTTTAGCTTCATGCCAGAAGCTTTTTTTAACATAGCCATAGACTTCTTCATCATAGTCGCAGACTTCTTAAGTTTCATAGCAGACTCTTTTTTCAAAGCCATAGCAGACTTTTTCATTTCCATAGCAGACTTTTTCATTTTAGCTACAGAAGCTTTATCAACAGCTGCTTTAAACTTAGGATTTTTATCTAATTTGCCAGCTGCAGAAGCTGCTTTTAAACCTTTGTTAAATTTAGCTGCACTTTTTTTAGCCAGCTTCATAGGACCTTTTTTCATTTTAAATTTTGTTTTTAATGTGTTTATACATTGAGTTACCTAATTTTTCGCCCATTTTACTGTCTGATTTATAGTGGGCGTGGGCAACTCGTCTACTATAAGATATATTTTTACCGGTTTTATTAAAAGCTGATTTAGCTTTAGGGTATTTATCGCCTAGCACTTTAGCTATTAATACACCTTGTACTGAATGACCTGATGGATATGACGGTGTTTTCATAGACTGCATCTCAATATCTTTCATATTGATATTCATTTTTTTAGCCATTACTTTTGGTCTAGGTCTATTAAAGTGTTTCTTAAGTTCTAATATCACAGGCGCTGATTCTTTTATAAGTTTAGCAGCTGTTTTACTATCATAATCTTCAACTCCGTTGTCTTTAGCTGTTTTTTTAAACGCAGCTTCTATGTCGTCGTTATCTTTTACGAACTTTTTGTTTAACGGTATACTTTCAAGCTCTTTAACTTCTTGCATCGTGTCAAAAGTATTATCGCCTGGTGGCTTCATCTTTTTAAACGAAGATATGTCAAAGTCTTTAAACATTATTTTCTTTTAGCTGTTTGCATATTAATAAACCAATTAGCTAGCTGCTTGTCTCTTGGTGTAGCTCCTTTTCTGGCTTTTAGCTTACGAGCTTTAGCTACAGTTACATCTCCACCGTATAGCTTTGATATTCTAGCTTTCAACACTCCACGATACGCTTTACTCATTTTTTCTTTAATCTTTTTCTTACGATGTCCATAGTCTTACGCATTTTAGCAGCATACTTAGGATCTTTACCTCTTCTAAATACTACTTGTTGATTTAAGCTGCTGATAATCTTTGATAAATTACCTTTACGAGACTTAATCATCCAACTAGCTAATCCAGATGCTGAAAGACTTTTAAACTTACCTTTAGCGTCAGGCGCGTCTGAGTGCTTAAAGTCACCCATACGTTTTTTAAATGGATTATTCTTCTGTGTATACATTAGCACTTATGTCTAGATGCCCACATATTAGCGTAAGCACTTGGGTATACTTTAAATTTTCTTTTAGCAGCAGCCTTTTGACAAGGCTTTAGCTTACCTTTCATAGGTGATTTACCTACAACTTTCTGTATTTCTTTGTTTTTTAATTTAAAAGCCATAATATATATATTAACAGTTCCATCTTCTTCTAGCAGCTCTACCTCTTTCGCCAGTCCAACCTTTTGATCTTGCACAAAATGATTTTCTACGCTTAGCAGCTTTACTACCTGGCTTCAACTTTGAAGGCTTAGTAGTTACAGCTGTTTGAAGCTTACTTCCAGGATTATTTCTTTTATATTCTCTAACGCCTTTTTCAGTCATGCCACCACCAGCAGCAGCTCCTGTAGCGCTTTTGTCTTTAGCTACTTTATTGAAGTTTTTTCCTTTACCTATAGTTCTGCGTGGATCAGCTTTTCGCATAGGAGAATCATCAAACACTTTTATAGGATTACTAGTTGTTTGAAATGTCCTTCTTCTACCGCAACCTGTTACAGGAAAAGGATTATTTTTTTGCGTATAAGCCATAGTTAAAGTATTACTTAATTTACCACCTATTTAATTGTGATGATAGCACAGTTGACTTTTATTAGTTGTACGTATGCTACATCTTTTGCCGCTACTTAATATTCTACGGCATTGTTTCTTTTTAGCTTTCTTTTCTTCTTTTATTTTTTCTTTAGCCTCTCTGACATCTTTGTACGTGTCAATACCCATCTGCCATTGATTCCAGCCTAAAGCTACAAATGTTCTTTGCATTGCAGTATTGTCTTCATTAAAAGCCTCTTTTAAATTATCAAGCTTAGTGTAAATCCTGTGTACAGGAGCATTTGTAGTACCTTCAATTAAAGAAGTTGTCATAGGATAAACTGGATTATCAATATCAAAAGCACCTATTTCTGCCATAACATCTTTATTGTATTTGTAGGTATCAGTAGCTCTTTTAATTTTTCTAGCTTTACTACCTATTTGTGGCGATAAGTTTAACACTTCTACAAACGTATTAAAGTAGTCGGCTTTATAGCCTTTATCACTTTCTTTCATAAAGCTTTTAACTACGTTCTTAAATGTAGATACCATAGCACCTTTTACACCAGAACCTCTTAGCCAACCATCAGCCATACTATTAACAAGACTTTCTTTTCTTTGTTTATTCTTCACGTCTGCATAATAAAATGTTACGTCAGGATATCTGTACTTGTTTATAGTACCGTCTTTTATTCCTTTAGCATATTCTTTTTTAACGCTACCAGGCACTTGATCTTCTTCTGGCTCATCTTCTGCAAACAACGCTTGCTGCAAGCTGTAAAATATTAAGCTTTGTATAGCGCCATAATAAGCTATTCTTGATAAATGATCTCTAATATTACCGCGTTTATTTGCAATGTTAGTTACAGCTTTTTTAATTATTCTATTATACTGTAGCGGTGTATTTTGGAAAGCTAGCAATAATCTACCTACAGGTGAAGCTTGCTGCTTAGATATACGATCAGGTCTACTAGACTGCTGAGACTCTTCTGTAATATCTTGGAAATCTATCATTGCTTGACTTTCAGCTTGATCTTGAGTCATACCTTCTTTAATTAAAGAACTAACTCTATTTCTATAGAAAGCAGCGCCACCAAAAGCAATTGCAAAACTATCTGCTATTTGCGTTGGTGTAAAACCTATTTTAAGTAAATACGCTAGTGCGTTAGCAGCTCCACCGCCACGGCTTAAACTGTCAGCTAAATCAGCTGTTTGTATGTCTTGCTGTAATCCAGATCTTCTAACTTTTAGTTGAGGTGAATTAAATAGCATTTTAAAATCTTTAGCAAACTGTGGAGCGTTAGATATAGCTTTAGCAAAAGCAAATATATTATTGTCTGTATGATTTATAAAGTTTACAGTAGATATTGTTTGTAATACTGCAGATCGCATGTTAAAAAACATAATAGCACCAACAGATCCTTGTAACCAGTTTAAAGCTTTGTTAGTCGAAGCATTTTGTCCAGTCGGTCTGTTTTTACCAGTACGCATACGGTAAAGCATATCTTTTAACGACTCAACGTAATCAGTGCCCATAGCAGCTTCTAGCTTAGCCATTTGGGCTTCGTTATCTAACAACTCGTTTATATTCTCTTGCCACTCTTTAAGCGCGCCATCTCTATGTACTTTGTTCAAAGAGTTGTACATATCGCCTTTAATACTACTAGCTGTCCAAGTGTCAGTAGGTGCTAAGTATTGATCACCTTCTACTTGCAACGACTTTCTAACCTTTAAGGCGTAATCAACCATATCAGCATCATTAGCCACTTTGCTAGCTATAGCTTTACGCTCAGCTGTAGTTAAGCCTGGCACGTCTAAGTCTTGTAAATCCCATAGATATATTCTTATAGCATCTTCATTGGTAAATTCGTTGTCAAACTTTTTCTTTAATTTTTTAATAACATCTTTATGCTCTTTTCTTATTTGAGCATACGACTCCATCATGTTATATTGTATAGAGTTTAGTTTTCTGTAAGCTCTATTAAACGGATCAAAAAATACTTGTTTAAAAAACTTTACATCAGAGTCACCTTGCGCGCCTTTACCAGCAAGTCTTAGCATTAAACCTTGAAAGTCATCAGCACCTGGCGCAATAAAAAATTCTTTACTACCTTTTTTAGCACCTATAATTTTAGCTCTTGCAGGATCTATTTCTTGATCAATACCTACAGTACGCTTAAGTATACTATCGAAATTTTGCTTTTTAGTTTTACTAAATTTTATTTTAGCTTGCACTGACTTGCCTTTAATGTCTAGCTGATCAAATATGTTTTGTACTGCTTCTACGTTTGTAATAGCGTCGTCTACAAAGTACATGTCATTATAACCTTCATTAGCGTATTTATCAAGTACCCACATAGCTTTAGCCTCACCAGTACTATTACCTAAACCTGTAATATTTTTTAAAGGTATATTAACACCTTCAGATTTTAACCAAGCATGTATTGCTTCTGCACTTTCTGGCGCTCTAGCTGTAAGTATAAATACATTATCAGGACCATACTTTTTAATTTGATTTTTCATTTTAGGTAATAGCGGGCCTGGCTTACCTTTAGTAACTTTATTAAAGTCAGTAAAGTCAAATTCATAACCTTGATTAGCTAAGTCTTCACCTACAAATGGCCATTGATCAGATAATATTTTTTTTGTTACACCATCTTTAGTCGCTATAATAACATTTTCACTAATACCTACAGTTTCGTCAAAATCAAATATACTAGCACCTTTAGTCTTAGAAAAATAAGCCTGTGTTCTAGCTTGATCAGAAGCTTTAGTTATGTTTTGAGCAACGCTTAGCTTTTTTGATTTTGAAAATTTTATATTAGACTTTACGTTTTTATTGTCTTTTTTATTTAAAAGACTAAAATTTTGAGCCGGTATATCAAGTGCGCTTAACGAAGGTTCTATTCTTGCGCTAACAGTAACCATACCATTACTTTTTACTTTTCCAAAATCTATTCTTATTTGTAAAGGTATTTCTGTTTTTATATCTTCAGCTTTAGTTAAACCTTCTATTTTAAGGCTAGCATCTTGCATGCTCATGTCAATTAAGCCTCTACCTTTTATATCTATAGCATGACTTGGTTTTAAGCCTTCTTTACCTTGTTTTTGTTGATATGCTTCAGCGAACTGTTTAAAAGTTATTGTTTGCTCTATGTCGTAAGCAAGATAATGTATATTATTACTACCTCTTACAACCTGTTGAATTGCTTCGTAACTTATTTCTAAGTTTTCTTTTTCAGTGTAAGAAACAGCATTATTATCAAACTCTTTAGCTACAGTAATTATGTCTTCAAAAACTTTTTTTATGTCGTTTTCTATAGCTTTTTGTTTGTCACCATAAACTTCTTTAGATGCAACAACTTTTTTACCTTTTTTATAGTTCACGCTAACAGAAACTCCTCTAGCAGTATCACCTTTTATTTCTAAAGCTAAAACAACTTTTCCTGTAGTACGATCTATAACTCTAACATCTTGGTTATTATCTGTTTCGCTTGGCTTTTCTACTATATAGTTATCAAGTTTCAGTTCTTTAAGCATAGAACTTAATCTTTTACCAGCGATTATTTCGTATTTCTTATGAAGCGCTACATCATCGCCATACTCGTCTAACTCTGCCTGAGAAATTACTTCATCACTTTGCAAATACTTTTCAAACTGTCTTTTTCTAAACTTATCTTTTACTCTATTTAAAGTTTCTTTATCTGTATTTTTAGCAAACTCTAAAAACTTAGCGCTAGCTTCTGAATTACCTGCATTTAAAATTCTAAGACCTTTTCTATAATCGCTTCTTTGTTTAGCTGTTTGGCTAAATTTAAGGCCAGGCGCTCTATTAACTTTAACAGCAATATCGTTAACCATGACCTCTGTAGCTATATCTGGATTAGCAGCTACAAGTTCTTCCATTATTTTAGGCTCTTGCATAGTTTCCATCATAGCGTCTTGAGACAGCTCAGTGACTATCATACGAGATAAACCGTCTTTTCTAGTTCCAAGCGTAGAAGCGCCAAGCTCATAGCCTAATACTTCTTGCATATTAGTGCCAAAGAAAAATGCTTGAAGTTCTTCTTGGGTAGGCATACGCTTCTCAGATAAAAATACGCCTTCTTCGCTTTTACCAATAGCATCAGGTGGTAGTTTACCTTGATCAATAGCTTTTTGTATATCCTCCTGCTTTGTAAGTCTTCTAATGGGTACAGTAAATATTTTTTTACCATCTTTTAATTTACCTTTACCTACAAGACGCTCCATAGCTACTAAATCTTGTACTGTAGAGAAGTCTATTATATTTTCAAAGTTGTTTAAAACAAACTGTCTATATGAAGCTCCGCTGCCAATTGACTTTTGAACAATGTTCTTCATGGTCTTCTTTACCATGTTCTCAAAGTTGAGCAAAAACTTGCTAGCTGTTACGTCAGCCTTAAGCTTTCGTAGAGCTGTTCTAACGCCTTCTCTGACACTTTCTACCTGCGTCTCACCTATTAGTTTAGAACCGTCGTTGTTTTTTAACTTATGCCTATATCTTGACTTTAATACGTTTTTATCTTCTTCTGTTTCTTGAGATCTATTTTGAGAATTAACATATAAGAATCCTAAGTTTTCTTCTTCAAGTTTAGCTAATGTAGGATCAGCTTCACCTTCAACAAGTTCTGCTGCGGTTCTACCAGAGTCGTCTATTGGCGCGTCTAACGACCTACCTGTAACAGTTTTTTTAGCTGACTTTGCAACATCACCCATTCTAAAGTTAAGACGCTGATTAATATAACCTGATAATCCAAACTTACCTTGTTCTGTACTTTCTTTTTCAGGATTAAATCCTAAAACATCAGGTATTAATTTAGCTTTAACATCTTCAATATAGTCAGCCATAGGCACGCCGTTAACATTAGCGTCTTCACCTTCAGTATCTATACCTTGTTTAGCTAATCTAGCTTTTATTAAGCCAGTTAGACCATCGCCATCAATCAAATAGTTGTAAGCTTCTATGTTTGGCCCAGCATCAAACTCTGCTTTAGTTTTAGCTTTTTGACCAATAGCATCGACTTTGCTTTGTATTTCAGCAGCTTTATTAGATATAGAAGCTTTTGTAGTAGTAGTCTCTTGATCTACAGCCGCAAAAGCAGTTGCTCTTTCACCAAGTTTTCCAGCTTTAATATTTTTGTTGTACTCTTTTAAGAAGTTGTAAGCTTGTCTACCATTGCTAAACTCTTTTCTAAACAAAAAGCTATCTTCGCTAATCAAACCTCTTTCACTAAGTTTTCTTAAAACTTCTTGTATAGCGTTACCTATTTTGCTAAATACACCTTCGTTAAAAGTTATTTCATTTTTTGCAATAGCGTCAGAAAATACAGTAAACATTTCTTCAGACTGAAACACGGCATCGCCCTCTATACCATAACTGTTTTTAAGTCTTCTTTCAACAGCTCTTTTTTGCTGTCTAGTAAGCGTGTTCATAAAGCTTTTGCCAAGCTTTGCTCTAGCGTCTGTATCTAATTTTCCAAAAGAATTACCTATTATACCATGAAGAAGTTCATGTGAACCTACGGATATAGCGCCTCTTTCACTAGCAACTTCTTTGTTAATATATATTTGATCACCAACAATAAACCCATCACTACCAGTAACGTTTTTAGATTCTTTTACCTTACCTTCTTTTAGTAGTTGATTGTATGCTTCTTGAGCAGCGGCATCGTTGTCTAGTACATTTACTTTTTTACCTATTTTAGCTCCTTCTTTTTCAGCAAAGCTTATGTTTTTTTCAAGTCTAGCTTCACTAACTTTTTGTTTAGCTTGATCTAAAGAAGCATCAACTTCTGCGGTTTCGTACTTTTTTAGTATGTTATCTATATCTGACTGTATTCTTTTCTTTTCAGCTTGGCCAGATCTAGTTTTTTTGTCTCCTAATTTTAAAAGATTTTTTTCTAACTTTAACAACTCAGCTCTATCTTCTACATTTGTTACTCTAGTGTCAAGTTGAGATTCAATTGCAGAGTCTAATCTTATATCATTTATTTTATCTTTAGTAACAGCATCGTTTTCAATATCAATATTAACAGCTGCTAATTCTTCTGCAGTAGCATTATCAACATAATCATTTAAAGATTTTTCGCTTACTTTTACGCCATTAACATAGTATTTAGGCGAGTTTTTAACAGTAGACACTGTACCTAAAGCTAAGTCTAAAGGAGCTTTACCCATGCCAGCAATACCTTCTAATATTATTTCTTGCTCATTAAATTCTTGACCAGCAACAGTCATACCAGCAGCTTCACCAGCAGAACCACCAACAGCTTCTATAGTAGCAGCGGTTGCACCTCCAGCTGTTTTTGAAACAATGTTACCTGCTTTTGACGTTGCTTTTGTTACAGCTCCAGCTCCTTTTATACCTACTAAACTTGATACGCCTTCTACAGTTCCTATAGCAACACCTCTAAGAGTAGCTTTTCTTTTAATTGCTCCTCTAGCATCATCATCAGACATCACAGCTCTTATGTTATCTGGTGTAAACTTTAAATTTCTTTTATTTAACTCTTCTTGTAGAAGTTCGTTAAAAGTCATCATTGTTTCTGCCGCAGTGTTAGCTGTGCCAAAAAAAGCTGCAGCGCCAGCCGGTATAGCTCCAACACCGCCTGTAGCAAGCCCTGTAGCGCCACCAGCAACAAGGCCGCTACCACCACCAATAGCTAATATTTCTTTATTTGTAAGGCCAGCCATGCTTTGAACCATAACTTGCGCAAAACCGTCTAGACCTTCTTCTCCTATAGCTGACAACGTAGACATAAATATGTTTTCGCCTTCGTCTCTACTTTTTTGATAAGACTTAGACCATTTTTCTAACTCTACAAGATTACCTTTTTTAGCAGCTTCATTAACAGCTTTTATATACGTTTCAAGCTCTTTGTCAGACATGCTCGCGGCTTCTGACTTACTTGATATAGAATAAATATCTTGAGATGGAGAGTAAGCATCAGCACGAGAAAGTCCGCTAGAAAGCGCTTCGTTTAATTCGCTTATGCTAGGCAGAAGCCACTCTTTAGCAGTCTTAAACCAAGAAGAGTTTTGGTCTTGTGTTTGGTCAGGTGTATAAGCAGATTTAAAAGTATCAAAGTCTTGATTAAAAAATCCTTTTTCAGTAATAGCATCAAATACTTTTTTTTGATAATCTTCATCAAGCATGGCATTGTTAAAATCATCAAAAGAGTCATTTATCAAGCGAGCATCAAATATACTTTGATATAGTTTTTGTAGATTATTCATGCAGAACTTTTATTTATCAATATTTAAAAGAAAATTGTTTTCTTCTTCTACTTCCTCTTCTTTAATAGGTATACCTGCCGCTAGATGCATGGCTTTCTGAAGTCTTTCTGCTTCGGTGTCATCTCTATCACTAAAAGCCTTGTTGTCAAACTCAAAAGTACTTAAATCTTCTACTTCGCCAGCTGGATTAGTGTATTTAACTCGTAGTACGTCATATCCAGCGTCTGTAAATTCAAAGCCATACTTACTATACTCTCTATTTAAAGTATTTATTACAAAGTCATCATCACCAAACTCAAATAAATGATCATCTTTCGACATAGGATCTTGAGTCGCAGGATTAGTAGCAATCTGCCAACCTTTCTGCGTTATACCTGCAAACGGACTTTTAGCTATGCCAAATTGTTCTCCAGTACCAGTTTGGTCTACATATACCGCGTCATCGTTTAGCTTTGGCAGTAATTTTTTATTAAGACTACCAGTTGGTAAAGGCTTAGGTTTTTCAAGTGGAATTACTCCTTCTGTTGTTTCAGTTTTTTTAGCAGCTTGTATTTTATTATATTGACTAGCAACTTTTTCTTTCATTTTGCTATGATACCAAGCAGAGAAGTGTTTTTTAACATTACCTTTTTTACCTGACTTTTCAGTGAAAGATCCATCAACCAAAACACCACCGTTTCTTATTCTCTCGTATTCTGCTTCTACTGCTTCCTTATCATTAACGTCAATACCTTGATCTTCATACCAAGAATTAAACCAGTCGCTAGTATTGAAGCCCATAGTAACATCAGCCTCTTGATTATCAAATATAAATGATTTTAAGCCAGCTTCTTTAATACCATCCATGCTCCACAAGTTGTTGATCTTAGTATGCAGTACAGCATCGTCTACAAATTGTGCGTTTATTACTTGGTCGTAAAGCTCAGCATGCTTTGTCATTACGATAGAATTAGTATAAGTAGGACCAGCAGCATCTAAGCTGGATATAGCTACAGGATCTTTATTAGGATCTTTAGGATCTTTCCAATGTAGTTTGCCATCAATATTTACAAAGTTAGTTTTATCACCGTTTTGAATTTCAGTATACATATCAAGCATTGACTCGCTCATGCCCTTAGTCAACTCTTGCACCCTGTTGTCTTTACGCATTAAGTTTCTAATGCCTAGCAGTTTTTTATTATCTTCTCTTAGCTGCGCGCTAGTTGTATTTATTTTGTTTAACTCGTTAGCAAGCTCTTGATACTTAGGATTACGAATATCCATAAAAGACAACTGTCTGTTTATCTCTCTAAATTTTAAATTGTTTTCTTGCATGATGCTGTTTACAATATCGCCAGTACCGTCGTATAATAATGATTCATCAATCTCTGGATTAGCAGCTATGTAAGCTGCAAGACCTGCTTTTTGTGCAGTCTCAGCTTTATTTTTTAGCTCAATAAAAGGCTGTGTAAAGCTTTTTATATTTGATAGCTTAGTTAAAGGTTGTAATGCCTCTTGTCTAGCGTTTGCTGATAACTTTTCAAATAATCCACTACCAGTAGACTTGCTTACGTTTTTTGTTAAGTCTCCAAGAAAGTCTTGGCTTTTCATAAAATCTTTTTCTTCTGCCATAATTTAGTCTGTATTATAAACGTGTTAAGCCTAAAGGCTTAAACAGCGAGCTTTCTCCATAATTAAATGTAGGATTATTTATGCCGCCAGTAACAAAATCTTGCGCTGGTGGTGGCGTTGACGCTGGACCTGCTCCACTTCCAAATGCTCCGCTAGCTACACCGCCAGCTATTGCACTACCTAAATTACCTAGTGAAGAGCTGAATTCTGATTGAGCTGCGTTTAACGCTTGGCTAGTTGCTGTTTGTCTGTCAGCTGATAAACCATACAGGCTAGCTATTCTATTCTGTTCTTGCTGCTGAACGTACATGTCGCCTTTTCTTCTCAACATATCTGCTTGATTAGCACCTTGACGTTGCAGCATGTCTATTCTTTGAGCGTCTTGTCTTTGTAGTGAGTCTATTCTACTAGCCTCGCCTCTACGTCTTGTTTCACTAGCTTGTTCTTGTCTAGCAATATCTATAGAAGCTCGTCTTGCTTGTTCAGTGCCAATATTAGCTACTTGTTGTGCTAAACCAGCCACACCGCTACCACCAGCTACTCCTCTTAAGTTTTGTAATATATTTGCTTGTTGTTGTTGTGATTGCTCACGCATAAAATCTGCTGCTTGAGTATTTACTTGTGGCTCTTCGTATACGTTTTCCATACCTGTAAACTGACTTTGTATGCCTTCGTATGGATTTGTTATTCCTTCGTATGGATTTGTAAACTCAATAGCGTTGTAAGCTTCTCTAGCTTCTGCTAATCTTTCTCTTGCTTCAGCATCTCTACGTCTAGAGTCTCTTCTAGCTTTACCCGCTCCAAACAGTCCCATTACAGAAGTACCTAAACTTATTGCTGTTACAGGATCTATTGGAAGTTTCAACGGACTTATTTTTTTTAAACCTACTATTGCCATATTATTAAATTTATGTATTAATAGTTACATTTTTGACTTGTTATTTACTACTTTCCGATACCTCTGCAGATACAGAAAACAATTTACCTTTATTATCAGAGTCTAACTCTAGCTTAACTCTAGCGTAATAGCCTTTTAAACCTGATGTATTTACTTTGTTGTTTTTTACAAACATTAAAAAATCACCTTCTTGAGGTGTTGCTGGAGTTTCAACTGTAGTTATTGTTGATCCACTAATGTTAGTTACTTCTCCAATTATTATAGGGTTATCTAAACTATTAGATATTGGACCTGCACCATTTAACGGCGCGTAATATAATGTATCACCTACTTGAAGCGAATCATTTATCTTTATATTTTCGTTTAATTCAATTATCATGATAATGTACCTGGCGTTATGAGATCGTCAATTTTTATGTTTATTGTTTTATTAGTCTGAGGAAACTGAGTTACTGTTAGCTGAGCATTGAAAGTAGCTGCTGTTGTTAATGTTTCTTTTCCGCTTTCAGACGTAAATGTTAACTTTGTACCTACAGTTAACGATTGCGGAACATCGCAGGTTATTACACCATCACCGTCAGTTCCACCAGGATCTGGAGTAACTACATTAACATTGTTTGTACTAGAGTTGTTAACGCCTATACCTGTAAATCTAGCTCTACTTCCGCCGGGTATACCTTGAGTTGTAGTCACATTTATAGTAGTTCCAGATCCTCCAGCTCTAACATTTGTAGTTATTTCTGGTCTACCTGGATCTATAGAGCTTGAGTTTAAAGTAATGTTAGCTCCTATAGCTGAAGCTGCTAAAGATAAACCAATAGCTCTTAGCGTCATAGTTTCTCCATCTTCAAAAGGCACAATAGTACTAAATATAACTTGTTTAAGCTCTGTGTCTATAGCTTGTATAACGGTAGTAGAAGAAGGCGCTGTAGTTCCTTTGTGAAAAATTAAACGCATACCTACAACTAAATCTGTTACGTCTGAAAGTGTAGCTCTAGCACCAGCCACACCATCTCCAGAAGGATTACTAGATATAGTTTTAGTTGTGTCAAACTGAAAACTATTGTTGTTTAAAGTTGCTCCGTTTATAACAAATAAACCTTGACTATTACTGTCTGTAGTAGCGTTGTTTATAGTTCCTGATATATTAACTATTTTTGAAGTTGACGTAGAAGGTGAACCTGTAGTTGTGGTGTTAGCTATTACCGGATCAGAAGCATATTTAGCTGTATTATCTGTAATCAGGGCAAACGTTATTATAGAGTCAGATATAGATCCTATTTCTTCAACATAAACTCCACCAGAAATTACAGTATCTGTATAAGGCTTTGGGCTTACAATAACAAAATACTTTACAGAACTGCCAGCTGGAAAGTGTATAAGCTTTGAAAAATTATCACTTGTTAACGTAACTTCTAGCTTGCTTTTAGTACTAAAGCTAGATTCAAAACTACTTGTAACAAAGTTGTAAAATTTATTAGTACTACTAACAACTTGTATTGTTACTTGAGCGCCAACTTCACCTTGTATAGACAAAGATCTATTTTCGCCAGCAGCGTTTAGATCAGTTGTTAATATTGATATGCTATTTATATTTGCCATTTATTCTTCGTCTACAATAATTTCATCGTACTCAACTTTAGCGATAACACCTAAGCCTTGTACGTTTAAACTTCCTATATCATCTGAGTTTGTATTATCAAAAGAACCTCCTCTTATATAGTTATAGTATTTACCTTCTTTTTTAATAAATTCTGGTATAGATCCTTTTTGCAAGTCAGTAACTATATTTGAAACAAACCAACCATCACTACTATTTAAGTTGTCGTAGTTTGCATCAGTAGCACCACCAACATGCTCAACATAACCGTTTCTTTTACCTGCACTACCTTCGTAGGATAATGTTTTAAAATCTTTTACTACAGGCGTAGAGTCGTTAAATATAAAATCAATAAAAGAATTTACTCTTGCTTGATCGTAAAAAACATTGTTATTAGTTTCTTGTTCGTGGTGTTTGTATATTGCTCCGTTATTAAATGTGTAATAATCTCCACCTAAACTTACCCCGCTCTCTGGAATAAATGATTTAAAACTTATCCAACCTTTAGCTTGTTCACTATAGCTTAACGTTTTTGGATTAAAATCTTCATCTACTACAGGTATCATAGAAATGTTATCTATAGTTAAACTAGCTCCATTGTTCTGACCACCAAAAGCTCCAAAGTAAAAAACTAAAGTATTATAATACACGCTTATACCTTGACCTGTTACAGCAGTAAATGTGTCGTCTATAGTAAAGTATTCATTAAAATGACTAACACCAGTCTGCGCTTGAGTAGGATATAAAGTTCTGTAATGGAAGCCTTTTCCTTGAGAGTTGAAGTAATATATTCTACAAAAAGAAGTTCCAGCGCTACCGTTACTATAATCAAACGAAAGATTATATCTAGTACCAGTTCTTAAATTACCTAAGTTTTGTCTAGCATAAACGGCAGACGTTGAAGTTGGGTTAATATTGTCAAAAACTAAAGATCCACTATCCCAATATGCATCGTTTTGCTCGTTTTCATTGCTGTTGTTTTCGCTTTCAAAAGTCCAGCTATCTGCTCCACCGCCAGTAAATAGAGATGTAGCATCTTTTATTGATATATTACTTACAGAGCCTTCAAAAGTGTTGTTGCCTGTTTGAGAAAACCTTAAAAAGTACGCGCCAGTTGTAGCAGCCGGATCTTCCGCTCCAATGCTTGAACTATCTGGCTGAGAAACTATGGTTGGCGTATAATCAGGTGTAGTATTATAATTTATAACGTAATCTCCAGCTTCAGTAATGTTAGCTATAAATCCAGCAGGTCCTGAGTCAGTTGGCACTTCAACTCTAACGTTTAAAGTTCCACTTATAGATCCTGTGTCTACATTATTTCCAACAGTGAAAGACAAATTATATCCAGCATAAGTAGGCTGTAAATAATCTGCGTCAGGATTAAACGCCGCAGGCGGTGCGCCAGTGTCACCAGCGTCGTTACCATTATAAAGGTTTGCAACAAGATACTCTGGATTTTTAGTGTTAAATTGAACCGCGTTATTTTTAAAATACACCATCGGTCTAGCTCTTTCAGTTGTAGTATACTCATCGTCAACATAAAACTGTTCTATGTATTTGTAAGCCGCGTGGGGCATAGTATAGTTTTCGTTTTTTATTTCCCACTGACTAGGCTCTGACATAGTAGGTATATCTGTTATGTTGTATAGCCTAATTTTGTCTAAAGTAAATCCAGGATTCTCATCTTCACTAGTCCAACTGCGCAGCTTAAATGTAGGAAGATCTTGCTCAGCTTCAAATATAGCTAGTAGTATAGGCGTATTAGATCCGTCCCAGTATCTAGTAGCAGGCATTAGTCTCAAATCATCACCTATTGTTCCTGCGCCAGATATTTGACCAAAATGATAAGGTAAAAGCTCTCTAAACTCAGGGTCAGTGTGATTTTTACCAAAAAGATTGTTAGGGTTATCATTCGTATCATCAGCTGATATATCTGTACCGTAGTTGTATTCTAAAAATACATTATCAACTATAATACCATAGTTATCATAAATATCTGATATATTAGAAGCATCTACCTCTACCATATACCAATTTCCAGCTGTAATAGTGTCGTTTTCAGTTACAGCTTGCACGTGGTAAACACTTTCAGCTTCATCGTTTGGCACACGAGTTTTATTTGTTGTTTCATAAAAGTTTGTAGCAGCAATGTCAACTTCAGTAAAGTCTGCGCCACCAGTAAAAGCATTGTTAAGTAATTCTTCACCAAGAAGTGTTTCAACTAGTTCTACACCATCATCAAAAGAATCGTTAGCAATTATGTTTTCAGTATAACCTTCTCTTATAGTTAAATTATACTCTTGCTTATCTTCATCGTACGTCCCTAAGCACATAATATTGTCATCTGCTAAATTATCACCAAACCAGTCTTTCATACCAGCGTCTGATATTGGAGTTAAACCGTCCATTGATAATCTTAGCACAGATCGTCTTTGCTTGTCTGTAAAGTAAGCTCTATATGATTCGCTAGCAAAAGACTCAGGATTTTTAGATATACCAAACTCACCTACAAATGGAGTGACTTGACCAAGCACTCTTTCGTTAGCAACTAGTTGAGGATTACCGTCAGCGTTAAATACAGCGTCTTTATTACTAAGAACTTTTACAACTCTGTCTTCACAGAACACTACTAAGTTAGTTTGTCTTTGAAATAACTTTTGTATACTACCGTACGTAGGATTTAAGTCTTTAGTTATCTTTTGAGCTTGTATAAACTGATTTAAATTATTAACACCAGTGTTAGAATTATATAGCCCAGAGAATATTAAACCGTGTTCTCTTATTTCTTCTCTATAAGGTTCATCTAACGTTGTAGATGCTCTAGCACCTGTTCTTATAGAAACTCCGTTAAAATCATCTCTAACAGTGTTAGACTCAACACCATTATTAAAAGCAAATACATTGTAAAAATTTGAGTAATAAGGCAGTGATGGTGAAAGTTTTACTTTAAAACTTAATCTATAACCGTAATTACCTTTACCACCTCCTGTGATATAATAATCGCCACTTGCGTTTGCTTGTGTTATCTCAACATGAACAACACTGCCATCAGCTCTAGTTATAGCTAAAATTTTACTTTCATAATCTAGCTCTGTAGTTCCGTCAGACGGATCGTAATAATTAAACCCACGATCTTCATCATCTAGTCCATTAACAACAATACTTAAATCTTCTGTTGATGTATTCCAGTAAGCTTGACGAATATACCTTTCTTTAGGCAATTGAATTCCATCAACAGCTTTGTTAAAGTTTAATATCTCTACTCTAGACCCTATTGGAAATATAATATCTTTATTTTCTTGTGTTATTTCTACAGGTATGGCATCGCTAATTTCGTAGTAAATATCTAAGTCAGCTGATTTTTCAGGTTCTGTTTCAAATAGAGCTTTATTAGTAGTAGCATCACTAGAGAACGATTTAGCGCTTTCTGCTACAAACTCAAATAAACTGTTGCTACTATTAACATCAAAACTAGTAGTGCCTTGACTTAAAGGCTTAAAAGCACTATCTTGAGGATTTTTATCTAGTTTTAAAGCGTAAACTATACGTCTATTAGATTTAGCTCCAAAAGCTTCTAACTTGTCTAATACGCTAGTAAATTGCGAGTTGTTTGTAGCCGTACCGGCTTCAGCCCAAGCGATTACAGCCTCTTCTACACTGTCACCGCCATTAACGTAAGTTGAAGTACCGGCATTCCACACTTTACGCATACGCCATGGTGTATGATTGTACACGTGCTTTACTTTAACGCCTAATATAGTATATATTTCTTCGTTAGTGTCTTCTGAAAATCTAAACTTTTTACCGGAAACTAAATTACTAACCATTTCTTGTACAGCCTGCACGTCTTCAGCTCCATAAGTAGGATCAAACTGTCTTTCGTGTTGAGTTTGATAATCTGGATCATATCCGCGTAAAAAGCTATACTGCACGTTGCCGTTATTAGAAAACTCTTCAACACCTGGTGCTGGAGCTAAATAGTGCCCAGCCGTACCGCCTTGATTAACATCATACCAATGTGTTTCCATTTCTACAAAACCTGTTCCAGTACCGTGATTAAAAGCGCCACCGCCCCATATACCTTGAAGATGTTTACCTAAACAATTAGGTCCTCTAAATGGAATATTTGGATCATAACTACCTTCTCTTGTAAATAAATCTACACCAGGCCCTAGAAATGAAACATGCATATAATATCCACTAAGATCATAATCGCTTGCTAAATCATTAATTCTATCACTTCCGTATATTGTGCTATTAGACCACGCTCTTCCACCGTTACCGTCTGCTGGGCCGCTAATAGGATTAACGTAGTAATCAGTGCTAGCTTGTATAATAGGCTCAATACCGTTAACGTACCAGTCGACTTCATTGTCAGCGTCTACGGTAAAAGCTACATCAGTAGAGGCGTCCATAGCTGTAGTGTCGTATTCAGCTGTTCCATATTCGTTGTAATTTTCTAGCATCCAACCCCAATCAGCTGTTTCTGCTAAGTTAGAAGCGGTGATAATACCGTAAGAAGTTTCGTAATTATTAATATCAGTATTATTGTAAGATATTCCAGAGTTTGGAAGATCTGCAGATAAATTAGGCGTTGCCGCAGTCCACACTAGCTTTGGATAACGAATAATAGGACTACCTACCCAACCTTGACCTGACTCTCTAGCGTATAAAGTATCTGAAGGATTAGATGCAGCCATATACATACCATCAATAAAAAACTTACCTTGCCCTCCACCAAAACCTAAAGACTCGTTTAAAAGAGCGTCCCATGCTATCTTAGTGTTTGTTAAACTACCTTGCTCGTGTATGTCGTCTGGAGTTGCTGAAGTATTGTTATAGTAATAAGTAGTAATTTCGTCATAGTATTGAACATTGCTATTTTTTGTAGTACTAGCGCTAGCGTCAGCTTCATCTAACCATAAGTAAACTTTTTCAGCGTGCAATATTTTGTTTGTAGCTTCTAACTGTGAAGGCTCGTTTATAAGCTGAGTTTTTATTAAATCATCTGCAGCTATTTTAACAAAGAAGTGTCCAGAAAAGTTTTCATCTGAATATCTATCTTTTCTTTGTACTTTAAAGTTAAGCTTGTCAGGCATATTTGCAGTAGTCGCTAAAGCTCCATCATTATCTAATCCATCTTTGTTAGCTATTAAAGCGTCTTGCAGTTGTATTGTTTCACTTAATCTAATGATATATTCTGTATCTTGAACTCTTATGTTTGTGACCTTATATCTTTTAGATTGTAAGCCACCTAAAGACCATGATATATAAAGATTTTCTATTTTATTAGATGACTCTGTTCCTCCACCTTCGCTGTTTGTTAAAGCAGCGCCATCAGTATCAATAGCCTGCCAAGCAGTTTTATTAATTATTATAGTATCAGTTTGTTGATCTATACGCTGCAAGCTGCCGTTTGACACGTCTGCAGTAAAAATTCCATTATCAGTATCAGTTAAAAAATCACTAGCATTATTTGTAACTGATCCAAGATCGTAAAACTTATATGATATTGCTTCAGGAGCTTCGTTGCTTACGTCTAATACTTTATATTTATTGTCTTCACTTACTCTAAAAGGCGTAGGCTCTAGTAATACTGTTTTTAAAACAATGTAGTCATCAACAGATATTTTAGATCTATCTTTTGATGGAAAAGAAAGGTATACATGATCTTCTTCGTTTTCAAATTGACTATGTGCAAACGGAATATAAACCCTTTGATTTAATAAATTATAGTATTGGCCTGAAGATTCTTTTATATAAAACTTATAGTATTGAGCCCAAGGCGGAATATCAGAATTTATTTTTACACTAGCTTTCCAGCTTACTTCGCTAGGATAATTTTGAAGCGTACTAAAACCGCCTTTCTCAGAAGTAAATACAGGAGTTTCTCTTCCGTAAGTATCACCAAATAATACTCCTACTTGATAACTTCTATCTGACTTTAATGATCTAATAGGCTTATCTTGTTCATCATAAAAGTATGGCCATGCCATAGCGTCTATGTCAACAGAGTCTACGTCGTAGTTCTGCGTGTAGTTACCATAAACTATTCTGTTACCAACAACCTCTTGTGCTAAAGCTTTTTTAGGAACGTTGTCAAAAGGCCTTAGTAATTGCTCTTCTGCTATTGCTGTAAAAACATTTTCACTTTTTATAGTATAGCTTCCTGAAGTATTAAGATAATTACCTGGTTCATTAAAACCTAAATCACCTATATAACTTCCTGTAGCACTCCAACTTGGATCTGTTTTTTTTATCTTAGCTATAGAGTATACTACATTAGAGTCTTCTGTTTTGTAAAGTATTTCTACTTCAACAACGTCGTCAGGCGTGCTAGCATCTACAAACCCATAAACTTCTATTGATCTAATATAGTTTAACATAGCTGTATTGTACGACTCCGACGTATCGTAGAAGTTGTAGCTATTGTAATCGTCAATGTACTCCGCGTTAAATACTGGCTGAGTAAACGGGCTAAAAGCAGATAATTGATTATCTTCGTACTTATACCTAACACAAAATCTAGGTATTTGTCTTTCAAATATAGAAGCCTTTTTGTTACCTTTAGAAGAGATTACTTTTATTTGAGGAGCTCTAAGAGGTTTTTTCTTTATAACAGTTAAATGCTCTTCTTTTAAGTACCCGTAGTTTACGCCATCAAGATAAAATCTTGAGTGAACACTGTTGTTTTGAGGTTCATTTTGTTTACCTGAATAATTTTTAGATAAATCTATTTTTTTAGGCTCGTTATCGCCGTCAGTCCAAAACAAATAATTATCTATAATATTTATAGCTGTTATTTGCTTTCCAGTAAATTTTAAAAAAGGATCTACAGTAATTTCGTTTCCATCACTATCTTCTAAGCTAGGCGTTCTGCTTAGATCTACAGCTACGAAAGTAGCATAGTCAGCTTTAACATCGTACTTAGCTATAAAGTCTCTAGTGCTAGATCTAACAAAATAATATATGCAGTCTGTTAAAACATCTTCAATACTACCTATACAAACTGATGTAGAATCAAAAGCGCCTATAGCAGACAGAGCTTTAGTTCCAAGAATACTTTGAGCACTACCAACATCTGAACCATCAGACGTAGTGATCTGTATATTCATCGCATCTCTATATTGTCCTTTAGGTAAAATTCTCTCATCAAGGTCTTTATTCATTTTACCTTGAAGAAAATTGTTAGTAATCTCTGCCATAAATTAGTGCTTTATATGCTTAGACTTTCCTCTAAGTATTTGAGTAATATCTTCTATCTTAACATTTGATAGTCTAAGCTTAGCTTTTCTAGTTGCTGCTATTTTTTCTTTACGAGCTCTCATAACAATATATTCTGGTATATTACTTTTAACAGATAAAACACCGTATGTTATGCTTTTGTACATAGCTTCTTCAGCTAACTTGTGTATTTGCATTTCAGCTTCAGTACCTAAACTATCACTTATGTAATCTAATATCACAGTTTTTCCAGAAATATTAGAACTAAAATGTATTCTGCCTAGTCTATCGTCAATATAAAAAGAGCCATTAGTTTGTGCGAACGCTGGATCTAAGCCGTATCTTTCATCAGGCACACGCTGATAATCATCGTTAGCATAATCGTCGTTATTATTCTCAGCAGGTTCTACAGCTTTATATTTATTCCAAGTTGATGAATCAATTGGAGCTGATAGCTTATTTGGCTGTTGGTATAAATCTAATGTTATACCAGATACGGTAGATTGAACTTCTAAAATTGTACTAACAGCTCTTGCTGCTTCAGCGTCATTTTCTTCCCAAAGCGCTATGCCTATTACTGAAAGATATACGTCTCCTTCGTAGTCTGATAAGTCTACAATGTCTGAAGTTTTTAAGCCGTTATCAATACCTCCAGTCCACTCTATATAACCTATGTCAAAAATATCTGGCGATAAGTTTGGCGAAGCAGGATCTGCTCCTAGCGGATGGGTAAAAAGAATATTACTCGGTGGCTCAGAACTCAAACCTACTCTAACAGTAGTTAGCGGAGTATTAAAAGTACCTGTTGCTCCGTTTACAGTGTTACCGTTAAGATCTGTATAAACTTCTGCTGTACTAACAGTTTGCGTAGAAGCAGCTACTGTTGTAACGTTTGCAGAAAATGTAAACTGTTCAAACTCTGTAACATCTATTATTTTATAGCATTGTGTAACAAAAGAGCCTACTGTTGTAGTTCTATTTTGTGGGCGATGTGCTATAGTTAAAGAATCTGCAGTAGAACCTGAGCCTAATATATTTTCGCCAACACGCTTTCCACCAAGACCTTTAGCACTAATACTCCACGAGTTACTCTTGTTCAAAGCTATTAGTTCAACTAAATCTTCTGTGCTAAAAGAAGAGCCGTATAGATATACGCCGTCAGCATCTTGATTAACTTGAAACGGATTAGAAGTATCGTTAGTTTTATATATTGGATGTTTAATACCAGCTTCGTCACACCAGCTAAGCTTAGTGTAGTTAACGTAGTCATGAGGTAAACTCATTACAAGACTAGGAGGTAAAACTATACTTTGTGATTTAAAAGATTTTAATGTATCAAACGAAAGCTCAGCTAAAGCTCTTTGAGCGTGAAACGAAACCTCTGTTCTACCAACTTTGTTTATTATTTTTTCTTCACCAACATATATAGCCATAAACTGAGCTATAACGTCTTGTAAAGAAACAAATTGATAACTACCTAAATTGTTACCTTCGTAATACTCTTTGTGTGTTTGTCCGTCTAGTAATGCCATTTACTTATGCTTTTTCTTGTCTTACGTTTTTAATTTCTTCTTGGGTAGCCACTTGAACTAATCCAGCGTCTTCGATAGATATACCAGCTAATTTTAATATTCTATTAACTAAGTTTTTTTGCTCTGACGGATGTAATTCAAAATCTACAGCATTTCCACTTGGATTATATAAAGCTTTGTCATTGAGAACAACATAAGTCCATTCAGGCTTGTTAGGTTTTCTTATATAACTAAATGTTGATTTTTTGCCTTTAGGCATAAAGTAGATCGAACTATTATCAAAATAATATACTGGCCTAGATTTAGTAGGAGATATTAAAGGAGAAACATAAGCTGTAGCTTCGTCTTTAGTAATTTTTTCTGCTTTTATACTATCAACAGTTACAGAACCTTGAGATCTATAATAATTTTCAGGTAACACACCTATTTCAGCAGGCTCATAATCTACGCTTGTAGAAAATATAGAAATTTTATCTTCTAATATTGTTACCATATCAGCGTAATCAGACTGATTACCTGGTACTCTTTTAAATTGATTTAAGTCGTAGAAGTATTGCTCAAATATCGACATCTGAGCATGATCTGCAAACAAGTTAAATTCTTGTGGAGTTATATAACCTCTTTGCTCTTTGTTAGCTAGCGCTAGTACTGTTTGATATACTGTATCTATTTTTACCACGTCGTCATTATTTATAGTTAAGCAACCACCCCGTAGAGTGGCTGCTCTACTATATAGTGATTACGCGTTTAATCGCTTTTCTATGTTTGCATAAATCTCCATACCTTCATCAGTTTTAAACCAATGTGCTAAAGCGGTGTATGGATGCTCATCAAATGGTACAGTCATAAGCTTTCTGTTATTAGATCCCCATAAAAAGTTACGTTGATCAGCAGATAACTTAATTATTCCAGACTCAGTAGCTTTAATACCAAAGTTTCTTAAAGCAACATTATCATCAGAGGCTAATTCTAAGAATAAAACAGGATTTTTACGAGCAAATAATAATAAATCTCTTTTAAGCTCTTTAGAACTCAGATTAGCAACTTCAGATCCTTTCTCTACTCTCATTATAGCTTCTGCTAAATCTATATCAATATTTCTAGCTAAGTCTAAAGCTTCTATCTCCATTTCTAAAACTTCTATTTCATCAGCAGCTTTTTGAGCAGGTTTCCACTCATAGTAAAGCCTATCTTTATGTGGATGATATATTGATAAAAGTTTTTGTAATACTGTTTTGTTTTTAGGTACAAATAAAGCTCCGTTTCTAAATATAATATGAGAAAGTCTTTGATCTCCTTGCATTTCATCTACAAAAGTAGTTATTTGATTTTCGCAATACTTCAACTCTCTTTCATACTGTTTCTCTTGATCGAACCAATATATACCTGCAGATTTTATCATATAAGATAAAGGCTTTTTATTTCCTTTTAAATAATAAACTCTGTCTTTAACCTCCCAGTTACTTGTTTTTTTTGGTTTAGCTTCTATTTGAACTTCAACCATTTCATTAGTAGCTTTTACTTCAGGCGCTACATCAGCCTTCTTTGTTTGTTTTTTTGCCATGATATAATATAATAAAAATTAAAAAAAAAAGATCGAGGACCGAAGCCCTCGACCTTAATAATATGCTTACTTCATTAACATGAAGTTGTTAGCACCTTGAGTGATTAAACATCTCTCAGTTAAGAAGTGTAGTTGCATTGCATCTAAAGCAGATGTAGCAGCTCCTACAGACCCTGTAACCCAAGACTTCATTCTACGATCATCAGTTTGTGAAGCTCTATAACGTACGTGTAAGAACGGACGCTTAATAGAAGATCCAACAGTTTGATCATAAACAGATGAAGAACCAGCAGGAATAATAACCCCACGGATAGCGTTAACCGCATCTCTGTCGTTGATACCGCCACGAGTAGCTTTATCGTTCAAGTAACGGAAGTCAGACTTATAGAAGTCATAAGATCCTCTACGGAAACCAGAGAATCCTAAGTTCAATGCCATATCTTCAGAGTTATTAAATACACCGTAAGATGTACCACCAGCTCCGTAAGAGTTCATTGAAGCTAACATATCGTCAATAGCTAAACTAGTAGCACGATTAACAAACATCATGTTTTCTTCAATAGCACCTTGCTTATCAAACTCTGCTAAGATAGCGTCAAACTCAGCTAAATCAGTAGCAGCATTAACACCAGTTACACCAGTAGTAATATTACCTCTATCTTCGATAGCAGCAAATAAACCTTGAGTTCCATAAGTATCACCAGTAACACCTAAGAAGCTGTCAGCTAAAGATTGACTAGCGTCACCTTTAACAGACTCAAGCATAGCCATCTCAACGTAATCAGTAAAACGAGCTCTAGTGTCAGACTCAGCTTTTAAGTACCATAGATACCCAGACTGTCCGTTTTCACTAGAAACTTCTACCCAACCAATACGAGATGCATCTGATCCAGATACTTCGTAGTAGTCTTTCATGATGATTGGCTTATTAGAGAAGCTTTTGAATTGTGGTTCGTTAGCTGTTCTTGACTCTACTACCGTAGCAGCATTAAGTGCGTTGTAGCCAGTTCCTTTTGCAAACTCAGAACCATAAACTAATAAAGTAGCTGAATCACCAGAGCCAGTAGCTAAACCTGCATTCGCAAATGTAGCGGTATTGTTACCAGCATCATAAAGAGCAATACTAATTTGATCGTTATCAACAGAAGTTACTAAACCTCTAACTGTAGCGTTAGAATCAGCTACTAATACCATGTCGTTAACTCTAACACCGTGATCAACGCTACCAGTAGCAACAGCGTTGCCATCAATATCAGTATCAATCTCAAAAGTACCACCTTCAGCGTTACTGTTACCAGTTTGCTGAGCGCCATCAGCAATGTGACCTTTGTAAGATAAGTGTAAACGACCTTGCTCAGACCAAACAACTTGGTCAGCAGTCATAGCTTCTTCAGCACCAACTTGTGCTAAAAAACCTGAAATTGTTCTTGGACCGAAAACTTCAGCCTCTTTTTCCATTAAATCTGGAACATATTGTTGCGCCCAGCCTTTTCCAGCTTCTGACGCTAAATCTAAATAGTTAGTACCTAACGAAGCTTTAATCGACGATGGTACGCTATTCAAATTATTACCTGCAGTAATTGCCATAATAAAATGTTTTTAAATGTTATTTATTCTTTTTAATTTTAAATTTAAAATCAGAAGAACTATCACCTAAAACTCTAGCTTTTATTCCACCAGTGTTAATTGGTCCTGTGAACTGTTGTCTTGGGTCCATGTTAACGTTCTTGGACTTAGCCACGCTCTCCTTGAGTGCGTCTGCTTTGCCTTGCTCGTAGAAATGTTGCGCTATAGCGTCAGCATTCATAGCTGTAAATAAACTTTTATGGTAACCTTTAGCGTCTGACATTGTATTATCTTCGTTCAAAAACTTTTTGACAAAGTTGTTAATGTCGCTTTGTGTTTCCTTAACAGACTGAGAGTTTTTAACATTGTACCTAAACTTTTTGTCTCCAACATTAAATTCAAAACCTTTGAAGTCTTTATTGAATAATTGGTTAGTTTTGTTTAAAAACGTCCTGTGCTGTTTTTCAGCTACTTGTTTATTGTCTTCCGACTCTTTGTTATACCTATTAAAAAAGTCTACAGCTTTTTGTTGCTCAGTTGTGAGCTTACTTCCAGCTTTGATTTCTTCATAGTATTTGGATTTTACACTTTCCAAGTGGTTCTTTGCTTGAGCAACTTGCTCCTTCAAAGCTAATTTTTTTCTTCTTATATCTCTTTCTTCATCTTCTTCTTCGTCGTAAGAAAATTGATCTTCCATCATGAAGTCTATTTCTTCTGTGTTAAGATGAGGTTTAGTTTGTTTATAGTATTCTCTTAATAAAGACAAGTTGTCAAACTTAGAATAATCCTGATTTAATCTAACATAGTCTTCTATATCTCCTCCAGTTTCATCTATAAAGTCAACTAACTTTTGAATGTTTTCTGGTAATGGTTTTCCAGTAGCTTCAGCTTCTGCTATCGCTTCTTCAACTTCTTCAGTAACTTGCTCAACTTCTTCTTGAACCTCTTCATCAGTTATTTCTTCAACTACAACATCTTCTTGTGCTTCGACTTCCGGCTGTACTTCTTCTTGTTCTTGTACGGGCTCGGAGTTTTCATCGCTTCCAACCACTCTTGTGTCGTCAGCTGTGTCATCTGCAGCTTCTGTTGTTTCTTCTTGGTTTTCATTTTCAACTGGTTTACTTAAATCTACTTTGATAACACTGTCGTCGCCAGCGCTTTCAAATTTATTTTCATCAACTGTTTCTACAGTTTGTTCTTGTGTAGTTTCATCAACTACGTTTTCATTTTCTTCCATGATAAAATATTATATAATTAATTATTTAGGTTCAAAAGCACCTAAATCAAATCCACCTCCAAGTATATCATTACCTGAAGATTCAAAGTTTTTAGGTGGTTTGCCTGATTGACGTTGATCTATAAGTTCACTTTGTTGTGAAGCTTGTATTTTAGTTCTTTCGTCTTTTCTATTTTCTTTAGCATCTTCTCTAGCTTTTAAATTAGCAGAGTCCATTGCTCTTAACTGCATGTTATATTGAAACTCTTGTTCCATTAACTGAGCTTTTAACGCTGCATCGGCTTGCATTTTCTGAGCATCAAGCTGCGCTTGCATTTGAGCTAGCTGAGCCTCCGCTTGTTTTAAAGCTTGTTGCTTTTGTATTTCAAGTTGCGCTTGCGCTTCTTGAGCTTGCGTATTAGCTTGAGCTTGAGCTTGTATGTTCTGCTGCTGCATCATCTGATCTCTCTTCAGCTTTTTACCTCTACGTATTTTAAGTAGCTGATTAGCTAGCTTAATATTTTTAATATCTCTAAGATCTATAGCGTCTTCAAGATCTATTATCTTTTGCGCTAATGCTTGCTGTATGTTGTTCTCAAGTATAGCTTTTTGTTCTTCGTCAGGTGCTAACTCTAAAAATATACCAAAGTCATATAAATGTAGCTCAGACATTTCTTGTAGCGTAGCAACATTGTGTACGCCTATACTTTGTATAAACGCTTCTTTTGTAGGTGAATACTCTATAATATCAGATATTCTAAGAGATAAGCACTCACATATCTCCGCCGTCAAGAATAGCCCTGAGTTTAATATATGTCTTGTTGCTGTATTACTATTTGCAGCTGCTAGTTTTTGCACGCCAACTAAAGCTCTTTCATCAGGCATGCTACCATCACGAGCTTCGTTAAGCCCGGTCACGTCACGTATCATTTGCAAGTAATAGTTATAATTACCTATTAACGCTTGTATTTTATTACCGCCAGATCCAGATGTTATTTCTTGAATAGGTACTTTACCTGGATTCATGTCGCCTTCTTGAGTAAATGATCTACCAATAACACTACCTGTTTGGAAGAACATGTTTAGAGCTTCCTGCGGATTATAGTTTGTACCATTACCTAAGTCAACTTCAGCTAAACCATCAGCGTCTAAATAAACACCATCAGGCACCATACGCGACATTACTTGTTGTAGCTTTAAGTGTGTCAACTGTATCATATCGGCAAAGCCTGTGATACGTTTCACTAATGATTCAATTTTACCTTTATACATTCGTGGCGCAACAATACTATAGTTCATTTTTACTTTAGTAAAGTTACTTTTAGGGCGCATCATGTTTTCTGACATCTCCCACTTAAGCAGCTTATTAGTACCTAATATTAAAGCGCCTTCATATAAAGTTTCTATTGCTCTTTCAAGTTTAGAAAAATTACCTTCAACGTCTGCTGGAGGATTAAAGCTATCATCTTTTTCTATGAGCTTGTCTGCACCGCTACCTGTTTCTTTAACTTTATAAACTTCATTCATGTAAGTTTTATAATTAAAATATAAAACTTGAACTTTGTTATTATCTACATCTTGATACCTTGGCCCTGAGCTATGATAATTAGATTTTTGAGAATAACCTGTTTGTTGTATTTCTTCTAAATCTTCTTGAGTTAAATGAGGAAACTGCTTTGCTAATTCATTTATAGGTATTGTTTTAATTTCACCTACGTAATATATATCGTCAAAATAAGGAGATTCAGTATATGAATAAACTAAATCAGCTGGATCTACATACTCTACAGTAACGCCTTCAGATGTTGTAAAATTACTTTTAACAGCAGCAATACCTAATACTGTTAAATCATAGTATAATTGTCTTTTTATTAAATCGTAATTATTACCTTCTAGTAATACGTTGATAGCTTGTTCTTCTGCTATTTCTACAGCTTGCTTGTATGTTAGCTGCATGTGAAGCTCTAGTTCTTCTTGTGTTTCTGGTAACTTTTCAGGATCGTTTTGGTACAAGTTAATACCAAACTCTTGAGCAGCAAAGTCATTCATCTCTTTTGTAGCCATATCACCAAGTACACTTTCCATATACTCAGTTCTTTTAGCTACGCCATATGGATCTTGAGAGTACGCTTTTATATCAAATGCTCTATCAGCTATACCATTTACTACAATATCAACAAACTTTGGAATAATTGGAACTGGCGTCCAGTCTAAGTTTAAATAACTTAAGTCACCGTTTATAGACAGTTCATCTTTATATTTTTGTATTGGCTGCTCGCCTCTAGCGTATAATCTTAACTTGTGAAAATTGTTAAAGTTTGCATCATATCTAGTGTGCCTTCTATCATCGTAAAACCACTCTGTCTCTATTGCTTTAGCAACCTTTAAACCGTAGTCATAGCTTAACTTTTCAGCATCGCTAACTACTTGACTTGGAAAATAACTTTTTATAACAGACTCTGCCATATTTTATTTTATTATTGTAGATGTATATCCTTTATTATCGTATGTTGATACGTTTATGTTTAATTTTGGTTTTATTCTTGTTGCTGTTGGTGTGTAAAGGTGTCTGTTGCAAGCCATTATAGCTAAACCTGAGCTTATAGTTGCATCAAACTTAGTTCTTTTATTTATATCAAACCTAGACCAGTCGTTCAGCGTTTCATTAAAATATATATTTCCATACACTCCATCGCCTTTGTGGCCAACATGTTCTTGTATATACATTTCAATAGCAGCCGCATGAGCTTGCTTAATATCTTCACTAGAGTTTGGTATACCACCTATTTCTTTTTCAGTAACAGATAATTTATTCCAAGCTCTATCTGGTCTATTCATACTAAAGCCTCTGTAACCTCTACGCTTTAAATAATAAAGCAGTCTTGGCTTATTATTCTCTGCAAGTAAAGGCATGCCGTAAAATACTAACGCCATTAATACATCTTCAAAAAATATGTCTGCAGTTTGTGGTCTAGCTATATATTCTAAGAACATATGGTTTGGTGGAGCGTCTTCCATAGAAAACTTAGTTAATCCATGTAGCGATCCTTTAGAACCTTTGCCACCAACAGTACCGCTAATGTCGTAGCTGTCACAACCAAAAGCTCCAACGTATTCGTTACCAGGATATTTAACTCCATTTTTTACTATTATCTTATTCTGCAAATGACTTGGCGGCACCCAGCTTATTTTAAACCTACCTTGTGCGTTAGGATAAAATATAACACTACTATCCTTAATACCATTTAACCATTGAAAGTTGCCGGTAGTAATAGCGTTATCATTACCTATACCTTCATTGTAATCTATTTGCTCGTATATCTTAACTAAATTAAATATACTATTTTTTGCTTCATCTCTGAAAGCATGTTCTTCAGTTCTTGGAAACTGACGATAAAATTCATTTAAACCGTCTTGATCTCCTTTTAACCCGTCAGCTTCGTTATTCCAATGATCAATTATACCATAGTCAATTAATTCACCGTCGGGTCCGTATACATCATGATCTGGGTTATTAAATACAGGTTGTCCGTACTCGTCAATAAATCCTTCATAGTTCCACTCCATTGGGATAAACAAAGAATATAAACCAGACTTTGTTTGTCCATTGCGGTTTCTAGAAGTGACATTTGAGTCATTGTACAGTTTTTTAAAATTATCTCCACCTTTATCAAGAGCGTTACTCGTTGATCCCATCATGCATTTACCAACTATACGAGCACCTAGCCTTAAACAAGTTTTAGTTACCCGCCAGTTGTTTAGAATATTATCAGGTCTTTCCCACTTACCACTTTCATCGTGTACTAGCAGGTTGAGCTTTTCACCATCATAACTGTTGTCTCCAGTGTTTTTCCAGTCAATAGTAGTATCAAGTCCAACCAACTCTTCCTGCTTTTCGTTCGCAGTAATTTTTCTACGCGTAAACTTACTTGCAGGAACCCTATAAGCAAGTTCACTTTTAGGTCTGTCCATACCGTCTTGTATCGGTTTAAAGAAAAACGGATAGTTAACAGATATTGGTACAACCTTGTCGGTAAACATTTTTTTAGCATCACCACCACTTTTAGATAGTATTCCATATCTAGAGTCACTCGATATAGTAGCTAAGTTAACGGTTTCAGCTGAGCTCATAAAAGAAAAACCACTACGTCTGTTTTTTAAATAACACATACCGTAGCAGCGTTTGTCTGCTTTACAAGCTTCCCAGAATATAAAGAACAACCTGTTAGCCTCTCTAAAATCAGGAGCACCAACATCTATTTTACTCCATTGAAGATACATATAATGACTGCCTGTTATATATGTAGGTTCATTATTGTTCATAAACCAAAAGCCTTCGTCGCGACGTTTAAACTCTTCATCTATATAGTCATACCACTGCTCTTTAGCTTCTTCTGGATATGCTCTCCAATCAAATATATTTTTTAATTTACCTAACTCTTTAGGGTATTCTAACCTTTGCCATTTTCTTTTGGCTGACACGTGCACTGATTTCGGTTCAGACGGCAACCCAATTCGCAAACCTTGAATCTCCACCACTTGTCCAATTTTTCCAGTTTTGCTAATAACGACAATATCATGTTCTTTATTATATCCATATTCCCATTTTTTAGATTTATTAAGTCGACTTATAGTTGTCTTCTTAACAGGTTCAACAATTTTATATAGCGTTTGTTCGTACATTACTTAGATCTTCCTTCAGCAAATCCTTTAAACACTCTCTCTTTTTTATCTTCAGGTTCTTTACCTTCTAATATATTTTCTTCTTCTTGTATACGGTTAAGTATTTCAAAAGCATCAAATATAGCTAGCTTTTTAGTAGCCGCCGCGTTTTTAAGTCTATCAGCAGAAACATCATCTTCGGTATTAGTAATAATCTGCTCTTGAGCAACTTTGATTAATTCATCAACAGCCTTACGCCCAGCTAGGATTATACGCTTCTTCGTCTCCTTGATACTCATATTTAATTGTAATAAATTTATTTAAAACGCGATATAGCTTAGTATTGTCTATTATAAACTCGTATGTTGAAAAAGGTGTAAAGCCAACAAGCTCACCAACCTCATTTACACCGTCTGTATATTTAACAATACCTATGCATTGCTCTTCTTTTTCTTCAGCAAGATTATTTCTTTGTTTTATAGGTTGAACAAAACAATAACCATCGCAAGCTTTCCATTTGTCTTTTGACTTATAAAGGAATATTTGATCTTGAGTGACTATGTAAGTATTCTCATCAAAAAAAGCTTTACTGTTCTTTTCGTTGCCTTGCATATCGTGCCATCTTCTAAACACATTGTGATGTACAATAACAATATCTCCAACTTTTATTTTTGTATCGAAAGCAGTAGGCGTAGCTTTAACCACGGCCTGTCTATTTACAAACTCGTGGTTAAATATTTCAGAATTTAATATTAACTCTGAATCGCCAACTTTTTTTACATTGTTGTATCTATCGCCTAACGGCTCTATTACAAAACCATGTGTAGCTTTCACTAATACTCTAAGTTGTATTCGACTGAAACAGCCATGTTTTTATTAAAGTCTTTCCAAGGTAATACGTCTTTGTTTTTTCTAATATACACAGAGAATTTATCTTTTTCTTCTATAATATCACAAATAGTATGACCACCGTAAACTTCTTGTCCAACGGCATAGTGCATAGCTTCATTTTTGTAATCTTTGCCTATGCTAATTTTTCTTATCAGCTTCGCCATCCGTGTAGTCTATTTCTCCAGTTTGAATATTAATATTTACAGTGCCATATTCTTTTTCAAACTCTGATTGTAGTAAAGTTAATTGATCTTGTACAGCTTGAATATTATGAAGCAATGTATGCTTTTTTGTCTCCATCATACCAAGCTCTAGTTGTGCTCTGTTAAGAGTGTTAACTATTGATTGAACTTTTTGTAATTGCTCGTCTGTAATTTTTTCTGCCTTAGGTTTAAGGTCTACCATTTTCTCCTTCTTAGGAGTTTTTACTTTTGCCATAATTTAATTTAATTTAAGTTAATTGTTAATTGTGCTATATTTCAAAGCTAAGCACAAGCTTTATTGGATGAAGATTAAACCACTCTTCATCTTCTGGAGTTGGAGTAGAACCATCAGTGCCAAGAGCACTGTCAACAGTAATAGATTGACCACCACTAGCGAAAGTAGCGTCTATAGCTGTTATAACGCCATAACGTCCTCCTGAAGAAGTTATTGTATCTCCTACGTCAAATATTCTTTCTGCGAGAGCTGTACCTCCAGAACCATCATCTACTTTTATAGGATTTATTTCGTCTGCATCTTCTACTGCTTGAAACACACTAGTGCTAAAGTTTAAGGCTGTGTTGCTAGCTCCAGTAAGTAAAGCAAAATAAATAGTATTAAAGCCGTTATCACTAATTCCAGGTATGCCTTCAAGTCCTATGAAAGGTATTTGATCATCAGCACCACCGCCACCAGTAGTCATTATGTTAAAGTTAGCTGGAAAACCAACATCGCTTTTTGCATCTATATTTAAAGCAGCTACAACGTCTCTTCTACTGTTAATACCTTGAGCCGAGGCGTGTACTGTTCCTAAAGTTCCTGGTACAGATCCATCTGACTTTGGATTAGCAAAAAGAAGTACTAAATCACCAGCTGTTTGATTACCAGTATCTTTACCTGATATTACCGCAGTAACACCTCTTAATACGGCGCCGCCTTTAGGTATGCTAAAAGCAGTCCAATCTGCAATTAAATCTCCGGCGCCAAAATTTCCATCGTCTTGCTTGTTGCCTGCAACTTCTACTGGTATTGTTACGTTAAAAAATTTTCCCATTTTATTTATTTATTAGTTTGTTCGTTTTTCTTTGAACTTCCACCGAAGAAGAAGTCTATTATTGTATTTACTTTAGCACTCATAGCACCAAATATCGTTGATATAAAGCTAATTTCAAATTCACCTAACTCTATTGATTTTGTAACAAAGTAATTAAACATTACAAATGTAATACCAAAATAAGCTACTGTAAATAATGTTGCTAATACTTTTTGTATAATAGCATCGTCTTTATAAAGATCACGTGCAGATTTGCGATCTTCAACTTCTTTTGCAAAAGCTTCTTTTTCTGCTTCAAGCATTAGCTTTTTAATAGCTAGCTTTGCAGCATCTCTTTCTTTATCTGTAGTTATTACTTTATCTAGTATACCTTCGGCGTTTTCAACAACTTTACCGATTATACCTCCAAATATATTACCCACCATATGCGTTTCCGTTATTTGCTTCTTTTTCCCAAGGAAATCCACCGTCGCCAGCTTCTTTAGCTACACCATCAACGATTATCATATCTTTACCGTTCATTGTAACCCTTGGGTACGTGTTACCATTCCATTGAACAAAGTTATCGCCATACGCTAATTTACCTATACGCATATCTGTTGCGTGGCGCATTTCGTGATTTATAACTTGTCTTTCAACTTCACTGCCTGGTTCTATATCGTTACTAATGTAAATGCTACCATCCATGTTAGCTTCACCCATAACGCCAGGCTCTAAATCTTTTCTTATAATAGGTGTTCCAGGTACTGATACGTCTGTATCTCCAGCTTCTTTGCCAAACCTCATTTTCTTTGAAATTTGTCCGTTTACTGCTATTGGTGTTCTACCTTTACCTAGTTTAAATCCCATTATCTATCTTTATCTTTTATCATATCATCTATAGCCTTGTTAAAGACTTTGTCTGTATACGACTTGTTATTATAGAATACACTTCTTTCAGATGTTGGCATATCTTCTTCGCCTAACAGTATTCTATATATTCTACTTATTAATTGGCCACACTTAAATGACGTTTTAAATACAGAGTACTTTATTGTAGTTCTGTTTCTATGGCGCCAAACTTCTATCCAGCCTTCTTTTCTTAGTTTATCCCAGCGTTTTTTATCCCAACTCATAGTATAAGTGCCGTCGATAAACTCTTGTCTTGTAAACCGTTTCTTGCAGTCTAAGTAGATTAGCAACTCAAGCTCGGCATCTGTTAACCCGTAAGTCTTACAAGCCCACTTTCTAGTGAGCCTGTAATACTTTAGGATTTGTAATTCACGTAAATCGTGACTAGTTAGTCTCAAATTACGCAGAAGCTTGTGTTATAGCACAACTTTCTATAGAAGATAAAAGTTGAATGCTATTAACGTCATCACAAATAGTTATAAAACCATCTGTTCTTGGCCCGCTGTTGATAGTTTCAACTAAAGTCTTCATAACATCTAAAGCAAGTGTTCCTGCAGTTATTGTTAATACAACTTTATCATACGCAACAACACCAGCGCTAACACTAGCAGCTTGAGCAGCAGAAACAGATACGTCATCAGAAGACTGGTCAGATACTGTTATTGCAGCTAGAGTTGGAGTAGCATTTACTCTTGGAGATAAAGGCTTAGAGCTTTTAAATCTAAACTCAACTGTAGTGTCTCCTTCGTGTGTTAGTGATAACATATTGCTAAGTGGATATGCTATAGCGTCGTTATCACCATCATTAAAAAATAAGAATTTTTCCATTGTAATAATTTTTTTTAAAGTTAATAATTAAGCGCTAGCATAAGTAATAGTACAACTTGCTATAGAAGAAGTTATAAACTTGCTATTAATATCATCGCATACTGTTATAAATCCAGTTGAGTGAGGTGCTTCGTTTATTCCTCTGCATACTGCACCCATAGCGTCTTTAGCTAAAGTACCAGCCGCAACAGTTAAAGTAACTAAATCATAAGCAACCGCACCTGCTGTAATTGAAGCTGCTTGCGCAGCTCTAACAGAAACAGCGTCACCACTATTAGCATCAACAGTCGTTTCAGGATAAGCAAATGCTTCTACAACTCTTTCTGATAAAGGCTTAGAACTTTCAAAATACAACTTAATCGCAGTATCACCATCATGAGCTACACCAAGTAGTTGATCTAAAGGGTATAATGCCGCGTCGTTATCAGCGTCATTAAAAAATAAAAACTTTTTCATTGTTAAAATTTTTGATTAATAAATAATTTGTTTGTCGTTTTAAGTTTGAGGATTATTGTTTATGGTTTAGGTTTAATCAATTAATACGACGTCTAATTGTTTAATAACGCCGTAAAAATTATC